GGCGTATACGCAACAGGCGCGGTCGTAACGGTAGATGAAGATGGGCCACTCATGTCACACCTCTGCTGCCCACTTGACGGGCTTGAAACCCTGCTCTGGAGCTACCTGCTCCCAGCCAGGACGTAATGATGAAAAAGTTAGTTTCTTAGCACCAGACTCTTTTGCAATCTGCTTGGCAAGTTCCATAGCGCCGTCCAGATTCCACTCTGCCCAGCCAGCCCACAGGTGCATTGCAGTCCGCTCTGGTTGCATGACCGCAAACGCTACAGGCTTATTCTCTTCAACAGCTAGCCATAACGCTGCACGGCGCTCTTTGCACTCTGTATAAACATCTTCAGGCAACCACGGCTCAGGAGATACTTGAGAGATCTCAACGAGCTTAGGACGTACCCACTCCCACACAGAAGCAAGCTGTTCAGGTTGTACGTATGTTTTAGCCAAGGACAACATATCTGTAGGTCTTATCCGCAGTTGAGTTTGCAAAATGGTTGACAGTGCATTGACCTTGAATCTGGTTCGATGCGTACACATCAGACGTTGATGACTCGTCGACCTTGTTAGCAGTGACAATGACACTAGGTGTAGATGGCCGATCTGGGCTTGTTTGAGTTGGAATCTGTTCAATAATTACAGCAGTGTTGGTAGTAGCCCACATTATTTCAACGTAGTCACCAGCATTAACTTGTGTGTAAAAGTTCAACGCTGCAATCAAGTGGCCTTTAATAGAGCCATGCTTGTTAGGAACCGAGAACTTCGAGTTAGACCCAGCAATGTCAGTACCGTTCTTACGAAACCACACGTCGACATCTTGAATCTGCGAGTCATCGTTAGCAAACTGAATAGAGAACTGAATGTTATAGATACCACCCGTTGCAAACGTGATCCGAGAGTTGCTGACAATGCTGACACCGTTACTGTAGTCAGTCGTGTTCAGCGTGATTGCATATGCCGCTGTGGTGCTTGCAGCAGACTGGTCTGTGTCGTCTTGAAAAGCCCCATAAGGCACGTTATCCGTGTTGGCAGCAGCAGAGGCAGCCACAAACAGAATAATGCTGTCCTCGCTGATTCTGGGGTCATACAGGGTGGTTGTAGTAGCACCACCTGTAGCAAGCGTAATAGTCCCTACAGAGTTGATCTTACCGTCAAGAGTCCGGTTAACGATCTCTGCAACGTCACGAGGCGTACCGCCCTGCTGAGGTAGTCTGCGAAACATCACCGACCCCCTGCTGGGACTATCTCAACCTCTACACCAGTTGCGTTTGTCCAATTGCCTGTCGGCGTCAGCGAAACCCGGTGATACCGACCGATTGACCGTAGTGGGATTCTGTTTTCACTCGATGCTGCAACAGCGGTTGAGTAGTTCAAATCACCATCTAACCTAAACCTACTTGCGACAGATACCGTTGCAGACCCATTCGCCACGAGTGGTCTAGCAAGTCTCAACATTGTATTAAAAGGCTGTTCGATATCACCCGTCGTAAGCACAGCAGTCAACGGTGTACCGCTGAACGTGACAATCTTTGCACCCCTTACGCCACCGAGAACGATCTGACCACCAGCCCATAAACGCGAGTCAAGCGACGCAGGCAGAGCGTCAAGTGAGGCAGAGTAGTTATCCAAACCTTCAACTGATACCGGGACGGTTGCAAGCGTTGAAACGTAATCCGCTGTTGTTTGAGCATAAGACCACTTATCTGCTGCCCAGTTGTATATAAGCAGATATGTCTGAGCAAAAGTATTCTCGAAACCCCAGATCACGACCTTGTTAACAGGATCGATTGCAGCAGAGATGTTCTGAAGAACCGTAGGAGCTACGTTATCAAAGAACCACTTGTCTATACGATCATTCCCAATCGGTTTGACAGTCTGACCATCGCATACATAGAACCCGTCATCAGACAAAAAGTACGTGAAGCCACCAGACTGCACAATGCTCCCGCGACTCATGCAGCCAAGACTACGAGTGATATTGTCAAATTGGAAGTAAAGAGGCGCACCAATGTACGTCATCCGATAAATGCTGCGCTCTAACAAGACAATGCCGAACTCGCCACCTGTAATCCCCATGATGTCGCCACCATCGGGAATAAACTGGCTATCAGACTGAGAACCAGTACCAGGCGTCCAGTTAGTCTCGTCATTTACATCTGACCAAAAGACTTTATTTGGATCTGCTGTAGTTCCCGCAGCCACAACAAAGTCACGCACAACCGTCACGTATTTAGCAGCAGGCGCAGCAGCGTCTAGGTTGTTGAAAGCAGCAGACGATCCAAGAGTAAACCCCTGCAAGATGTCCTTGCCATTCGACATTATCAGCACATTGCCGAATAGAGCATGATCCCAGAAGTCTGTTGTTGTATACGGGCTGACAATCCTAGACCTGTTATCAAGGTTAATTGTCGTGTCATTAAATAAGTACAGCTTTGTTGAACCAGCAGCAAATAAATACTGCGTGCCAGCAAACTTTACAGGTATTGATACGTACAGATTTTGATCTGCTGCGTTACTAATATCTTCTGCTTCTTCCAGCGGAATATAACCAACATTTGTTGGAATGACGTTTTTAGCCTCTGAGAGACTAGAAGCAACCCCAGGTCTGTCAGGCGTCCACTGATCAAACAGAATTTTCATCGCGCAGTCACCGACATCGTTAGCGGAGAAGCACTGAACTCACCCCGATCATCCGACTCACGCAGACCCAACAGACCACGGTCATACATGGCTTGCCAAGTAGCAAGCCGAGCATCGTTCATCAGATACGGCTCGGCCTCTGCAAGACTTCCATACAACAGAAGGTCAGGGCAGTTAGCAAGAAAGACGTTAGACGTATTGGCGTCGCTCAGAAACGCAGGCGCAGCGTAATACAGAAGAGGCACAGAGTAGGTCGTGTCAGGCGTGGCGCCAAACTTAATCGTACTCGACAGAATCGTGTAGTACGAAGGTTTGTTCTGTTCGTATGTACGACCGTTGCGCTCAAGAGTAGATGGTGTGAGATAGGTCAGCGTCCACGTAGGATCGCCATCGATATAGATGTTCTTGAGTTCAAGAAAGTCGCTCGGCAGATTGACCGTTGATGTGCCGCCAGTCGTGGTTAGCGTGGTCGACAGCAGCATTTGCCGGATGCGTAGCTCACGGCGCAGTCGAATCTCAGCAAACTGGATAAAGTCAGGAATCTGACTTGTAAGGTCACTTCTTGCGAGATAGTTTGCGACGCTGGTCTTTAGGTCGCTGTACGTTGTGATTGCCATGTTTTACGTCATCCCATCCAAACGTCCTCGCCCCGGTATGCCCTATGTGCATGGACAAATCGTGGTCAACGTGAACGGGAATGTCGCTTTCTAAGCACTTCACACAGAAAGTAACGTCTTCCCCGATAACCCCACCATGATCCGTCCAGATAACGTCATGCCAAGGTTGCGGAACTTTCTCAAAGACTTCTCGCCTGATTAGTGTAACACCGAACCCTACCGCTGTCACCTGTTCTATGCCGGTTTTACCCCTAGATTCAACCTTGTGCCAAACCTGAGAAACCTCTGCACCCTTCTTAATTTCCAGGTTTAGAGCAGTCGGCAATACAGGCTCTCTACGGGTAGTTGCGTTAACTCCAAGAACCGGGACGTTTCTAGCAATCAGCACCTCTAGCGTGTTACTCGGGAACCTCATGTCGCTGTCAATCCACAGCACAGCATCGGCACCCATTTCTAACGCTTCGTGAGCTAGTTTCTCTCTCTGCGTAAATATCAGCGTACCAGGCATCTGTAACAGTTCAATCTCGACTTTGCCACGTTTGGCTTCGTATTGAACTAATTTGGCAAGGTCAAAACAGAACCCAGCCATAACCTCATCGCGACATGGTACGCAGATAGCTACTTTCAAATTGTCCCCGGATGCGTTCTAAAGAAACGGTTATCAGGATGGTTCAGAAAGGCTTTGAATCGCGGCTGATCGATTACAGTAAACCCTTGCATGATCTTGTCACGGTTCAACTGATCGACAACAGTGAGAGGCAGGCGTGCAACGTGGGTAATGACTTCATCGAACTTACCGTCTGAGTCATTGTATTGCCGCTTGTTTGCATCGATGATTTTAGAAACATCCTGCCTTGTTTCCAGAATCACCCCGTCATCAGTCTCATGTGCGACTGTATAACGGCCATCTTCAACTGAGAATAATTTCATATAAGCAGGGGAGAGGTTACCCCCTCCCCGTCATCGGCACACGGTCAATTACAGAGCTGCATTAAGATCAGCCACCAGACCATGAGCTGCCTCATTGCGCATTTCGAGCGTGAACTCAGCCAAAAGCTGGGTCTTCTCGCTGTCGCCCGTCTTAGCCAGATCGTTAGTCTGGAACGGACGCAGATACGCAACAGCCGCATACTCAGGATCGATCAAGAAGGCATCGCGGGTACGGATGAAGCGGTCAGGCGTTACCGACAGAGTACCAAAGTCCGACATATAAACGTCGGCAGCACCGATAATCGTGGTCGGCTGATCGCCAGGTGCCATATAACGCTGGGCAGCGATACCGGCAAA